GAGAAAAGAGAAAAGATCTTTATGCATCGTGATCATCCTGATTTTGAATTTCTTGCCTATGAGCAAAGATTTGATGCAGATGTATTTGTAGGTGAGTATGGATCAGGACCCAGTGGTAGAGTCAAAACGGAAAACTTTACTCACTATGCAAAAGGACATCATTTTCTCAAAGTTCGATCACCAGAGGTAATACAAAATCTCGTTGAGTTTGCGCCTACATTTAGAGAAGTTGCTTCTAGTTGTAATGGGAGACGACATTTTGGAAAGAATGATTTAATCTCGACGTATATTAAGTGTTTGGAAGAACGAGATGGCAAAGAATAAACATAATCTAGAAGTTGGATCTAGTATTGAAAGATCTGACGAAAGAATTAAAGAGACTCAAGAAGTTTTTACTCCACAAGAACTTGTCGAGAGTATGATTGATGAAATTTCTATAGAAGTTTTACAAGATCCCAACAGTACTTTTATCGATAACTCTGCTGGATCTGGAAATTTTCTGATAGGATTAAAGAATCGTTTATGCAAGTATCATGATGAGAAACATGTTCTGAATCATATGCTCTATGCTGTAGAGATGATGGAGGATAACCATAAGGAACTTTGTGGTCGTTTAGGAGTTGCAACTGATCATCCACATTATGTTTGCCATGATGCTCTGACATACGATTATTCTTTTGGGGAACCGGTGGGGTTGGACCAGTTCTTCTAGTGGCACAAGGGGGCTTCGGTCCCCTTGCTTTTTGCTGTATAATATCTGTATTGAAACGCAAAACGATGATTCAACTTCGCCCCCACCAGCAACGTGCTCTGGATGCTCTTGCCAAGCACTCCAAAGGTCAGGTGATTATCCCGACCGGTGGCGGCAAGACCAATATCGCTATCTTTGATGCTCTGCGCGAGTTTCAAACTGATGCTCCTAAAACCATCGTAGTGGTTGCTCCTCGCATTCTTCTGGCAGAGCAACTCTCCAGTGAGTTTCTTGAGTTTATCACAACTGCTGCTGTTCTGCACGTTCATAGTGGTGAGACTCATCACCAAAGCACCACCAAACCTTCTGAGATTCATAACTGGTCCCGCCGTGCCTACAAGCATCAACTGATTTTCACCACCTACAACTCTCTGCAGCGCCTGCAGCAGGCAGACCTTCACATTGATACCATTTACTTCGATGAGGCACACAATTCCGTTCAGCGTCACTTTTTCCCTGCTACGGAGCACTTCGCTTCTGCTGCTGACCGCTGCTATTTCTTCACTGCTACTCCTAAGCATTCTGCTACTATTTCCAAACCTGGCATGAATGACTCTTCCGTTTATGGTCAGGTTATCTGCAACGTTCCTGCTCCTGAACTGGTGCAAGGTGGTTTCATCGTTCCTCCTAAGGTTGTGGTGCAGCAGTTTGAGATGCTGGGTAAGGGTCAAATCGTTGCTGATGTTGACTGTGAGAATCTGATTCAGACTATCGATGCTCAAGATGTGGGCAAGGTTCTGATTTGCTCCAAGGCGACCAAACAGATTGTTTCTTTGGTTTCTCAAACTGATTTCTGCCAACAACTTCAGGATCGTGGTTTCTCTTGGATGTACATCACTTCCAAGACTGGTGCCGTGATTGATGGTCAGAAGGTCAACCGTGAGGTGTTCTTCGACACTCTGAGCGCCTGGGGTAAGGATGATTCCAAGAAGTTTGTGGTTCTGCATCACAGTATTCTGAGTGAGGGTATCAATGTTTCCGGTCTGGAAGCGGTGCTGTTCATGCGCTCCATGGATTACATCGGCATCTCTCAGACCATCGGGCGGGTCATCCGCCTGCACAAGGACGATGCAGCGGGTCTCAGCAGCGGCAGAATCGCCCCTGGTGCCCTTCAAGACTACACCAAGTCCTTTGGGTTGGTCTGCATCCCTGTGTACTCCTCCGTGGGCGTGAGCACCGCTAGGAAGGTGCAGGCGGTGGTGGACACTGTGTTCAATCAGGGGCAACCTGCCATCAGTGTTGTGAAAAAGTAGATTATCTGTTATAATTAAAACAAGAATATACTTAATGTATGAATTTTAATAACACTTCACGAGTAATACCTATATTTCCAGTAAAATACTTTCAAGATAGTGTTGAAAATAATGATGAGATAAAAACTCTTCTTGTAGATAAAATTATGAATGATGTTCAGGAATTAAAAATTCCTGAGGGTTGGTTTACAAACAAACTTATGACTTCATTTGCTGGAGAAAAACCAGGAAAAGAAATATTTTTTGGTGAGGACAAAACATATCATTCAGTTCTTGAACCAAAGTATGCAAAGTGCATTGATAATTTTTTTGGTAATGGGCAAATACCTTATCGTGTTGTAATTGATGAAATTTGGTATAATTGCTACACGGATGGTGAGTATCAAGAACAACATGATCATTTATCTAGAAGAAGTCCTGACCAAGCAGGTCCACATTTTTCCTGCATTCATTTTCTATCTTTTGATAAGACTAGACATAAACCAGTAAGATTTCATGACCCCATAGAACAAATAAGGTCAACCTCAATAGACATAGAAAGTCTACAATATGGTGAAGTTCATGAATATCATCATCCAGATATTGAGGAAGGAGATTTTATTATGTTCCCTTCGCATTTAGTTCATTCTGTGTGCCCATCACCTAAAACTTTAGATTATCCTAGAATTACGATAGCAATGAATATCACAGTTCTCAATTATGGATGTGAATAAAATGGCAATTGATATAAGAGCAATAGATAATTTTTTCTCAGATGATGTCTTTAACTACATTTCTGATTATTGTAGAAAAGCAACATATTTGTATGGTGAAGTTGACGACAATGATGAAAGCGTTGGTAGATACACCGATGAATATGTGATTGGGATGATTCATCAAATATTTCCCATTCATTTTCATGAGGAAAATAATCCTAATGTAAATTTAAGAAAGAAAATATTAGATTTAATTCACAGAGAATGTCTTTCTCAATTTAGAATATTAAATCAGTTTAAATTGGAAAGGATGTATATTAATTGTTTTACACCTGGAGAAAACCCATATTTTCATGTTGATAGACCGGAAGAAGTATCCCAAGCTTATACGTGCTTATATTATGCTAATCAAAAATGGGATCTAAATGAGGGTGGGGAAACTCAGTTTTATGCAGACAATACCATATACGGTGTTCCACCAGTTCCAAATCGGATGATTATTTTTGATGGAGATATACAACATAGGGCAACAAGTTTTAGAAATTATCATAGATTTACAATTGCTCTAAAATATTTCAAATATGATGATGTGACAGATTCTGAAGTGGCACACTGAACTTGTCAACAGACTTGAGATACCCTATAATACTTCTGTAATTCAAGGAGAAATCCAATGCGCTGCAAAGTTCAACTCTATGTTGCTGGCAAAGTCTTTGATGAGATTGTGGAAGCAAGAAATTATGATGATGCCAAGCGTACTGCTCTGGCACGAAATCCAACTGCTAAAGTTGTAAGCGTTAATGCTGTGTTTGGATGAATACTCAAAACGAAGGTATCTTGGACGCTGTTCCAGGATACCCAAATGGATATGTAACAAAAAATGGTGAATGGGCAGCGGTTCCCTGGTCTGGAACTAAGTACATCATCATTCATAATGGAAGACAAGTTCACACTGCAAACAACTATAAGACTGCTGTTTCTTACATCAAAAAGGCAGTTAAAGGTAAATCTGTTTCAACTCTGACTGAATTTCTATGAAAAAACTTGCTTTGATTTTACCATTCTTGTTCATTCAACCGGCATCGGCAAATGAGATGATGGTTTACTTGAATGTCAATCGACTCTGTGCAGCAATTGTTCAGATTCCTTATGCATCTGATAATTTTTCAGATCAGGAATGGGAGCAGTTTCAGGATTGTGTGCGGTTTGTCCGTCAGTTTGATGGGATGCAGTGATGGAGGTATTTTCGCAGACTTCTGACGCCCCATACGACCGCCACAACTACGAACTTGTCCTCAAAAACGGCAAAACCGTATTTTTTGATGATTGGACCGACGCTCAGGGGTATTGGTTCGTTCACAGTCAAATTCCCGATTATTTGGATGTTATAAACGTACTTGACAAACCCAAGCGTAAAGGAAAAGTTAAGAGCAAAGGATTCGGGGTCTAAATAAATTCAACCTAATAGGAGACCGTTATGGGTTCCTTGTTCCTGACTACAATCCTTAGTTGTAATCAAGTGATTGGAGTTCTGAATCGGTTACAGAACATTGCTCTCTTATCTCCGCAACAAAAAACGGAAATTCTTGTGGAACTTAAGAGAGTTGTTCCCTCTTGTCCAGTAATCATCAAATCAAATGACTCCAAAACAAAAGCAGGCAATTGACCTTGTAATTGAAGATTTGCATACCAGTCACCACGAAATTCGTAGTGTTGCCAAAACCCTTCAGTGTGAAAAAGAACTTGAGGAAATCAAGGTTGCTCTGTTAGAATATCTCTATGAACTGAAGGCAAAGGACAATGAACCAATCCTCATTTGAAATACTTCACTTTTCTCACAGAAAGTGGAACTCATATCACGAACAAGGTTGCTACAAAATCAACCTTGTTTTTCGTGCGTCTGATACTGATGATGAATAC